ACCGTGAGGGCAATAGCCTCACCCATAACCAACACGCCAGGCTGCACTTTCCATGCCGTGTAGTGAACCGATGGAAATACAACCGGACAAACAACAGCTTTATCCCCGTCATCTCCATAACAAGACCGGTAGCCCCGCATTGCGCCCACATAAACAGCCCCGCGCCAGTTGCCCCACTGCTTGCGCCAACCATAAGCGGCTATCGCTGTTGTGCGTCCGTAGCTATTGCTGAACCGGCCAATCAATAAACCATTATGCTCTACTGCTAGCAGCTTGTGGTTGCTGTTGTAGTCGTTTTTATAGCCTGTGGCTACGTGGTAGCTAAGCCCGCCAGCATGGATTGAGGTTTCTGCTAGGGTGGGTGTTGCTGTGAGTGCCAGGGTTAAGCTGGCGGCTAGGGCTAGTGTTTTCATGGTTTTGTAATCCTGAAGCCCATTTCAATAATTGCGTCAGCTATTACGCCAACGTCGGTCTCACCCCTTAGCTGGTTTAGGGTTTTTACTAACTGGGTGCGGTCGATCTGGGCTTGGGTGGGGATATGGCGGCAGTAACGCGCAGGGACCATAGAAGCTCGATACTCCCCTCGCCCATACTCATCGATACAAACAACGACGGAATCACCGCGATGCGCCACAACCTCCCATCTGCTATCTGAGTTCAGCGCTCCGACCGCACTGATTGCCGTTACTGGAACAAACACAGTTTGATCTGAGCCCACTGGCGGCAGGCCGGTGCCATCCCATGTCGTAGTGGCTGGCTCTGTGGGGCGTGGTGTGTAGCGGTCTGTTCCCCATTCCTTGTTTTCAACCGGCGCATATTGATTTTTACTCCACCAACCGTTCACGTTGCAAAAAACATCCGCAATTTTATCCCAGTGTGTGGCTTGATCCGGTGCTTCTGTCCAATCTGGATTGCTCATATCGTTCTCCAATGCCCTGTGCGGGCCTTCTAGTCGTGTTGGTAGGGTAGCTTAGGTTAATCGGTGTTCGTGGCCTGTGCGGCTCCCTGCACCCCGTCAACATCACAACCTGCGCAATGGCCCTTCTGCTCTATCAGATCCTCTCCGTGCCAGCTTGTAACGGTGGCCTGGCGAGATGGGCAGGACGCTTTGACTTTTTCTTGCCTTGGCGCGTACATGGTGATGTCCTTTTTGTGGTTTGTGTTGATGCGTTAATATTAACACAAGTGGGGGAGGTTGCAAGCCCAGAAGGGGTAAAGTCCACAATGGGCCGGAATAAACCCATAGTTAAAAACATTGTGGCCTGCGCTTCCCGCTTACTCTCCCAACGGTTTGAGAGGAAAAAGGCCAGAATACCCACAATAAAACGAAAACCATTACAATGTGTGTGCGTAAAAAAGAGAATACGTAAAACTATAAAATGAATCTCTACATACCTATTTCCATTTTATTATGGGTATTATGGCCTTTTAGTGGTATTTAATAGTAATATCAGTAACTTACAAAAGGCCACAATGTTTTTAACTATGGGTTTATTGTGGCCTTTCGGGCGTTCATTGTGGCCTTTTGGTCATTTGCTATAAAAAGTACAGTTTCTGTAAGTGCCGTTACATTCTGCTTTCCTTCTTTTTTCAGGTTGATACCCCACCCTCATCATGGCGTTTTTTAGTGCGCGGGTACTTGGAAAGTCCTCAAAAGTAGAATCGTCAAAGTCGTTTTGGTCGTGTTCCCTTACCAAGTGCTGTAAAATAGTCACGTTTATTTGGCCAGTTTCATCTGTGATTTGGTCTGAAAACATAGAAATTGAATCTTCCAAAGCCAGCGCTTCAGGACTTTTACTCAGCTCTTCCATGCGGCTTTTTGCCTCTGTGTGTGGGGCGCGTGTCATGCCGAAAAACGCCTCGGGAATATGCAGGTTCAAAAGCCAATCAAGGATCTCGCCAGCATGGTTTCTCATCGCGTCATATAGGTCAGGGTAGTAGCTAGGGTGTGCATCCATGAACGCCTCCAACGCTTCCTTTGATTGCCACTGGCTAAACATGATGCAATACCTGCGATCTGTGGAGTCTATCGGTATGGCGTCCTTAAAGTTGGTTAGCGCAAAATAGTTGGTGGTGTTGATAACTGTGCGCGGGTCTTTTCCCTTCTTGGTTTCTTCTACGGTTGGGTTTGAAATATAAGGCTTTAGGTTGTTCAACACTTCATATTTTCGGAAGTTGTCCAGCTTTAGCTCTTCGATAAACGTCATACACTGCCCTGTTGCCCATCCGGTAAAAGAGCTTTCAAGCGTCTGCACGTTCATTATGCGCACGTTACTGATACCCAAAACATGCTGCATCATTTCCGCCAGCAGGGATTTCCCGTCACCTTGTACCCCCTGCAACACTGGCGACCATGCTATTTTCTCTCCTGGGTATTGGACGTTGTGCGCTAGGTAATTGATGACAATATCCTGCTCTTCTTCACTAACCAGCAAGTGCGCAATGTGCCCCTTTATACGCGCCACAATGTCCGTGGTGCCTTCTGGTGTACGTCGCAACCTGGAGGGCACATAGCTGTTCAGGTAATCAAGCTCATCGTGCGTGAACACCTCCCCTGCTTTGGGGAAATACATTGTGTTTTCGACAACTTCTATTTTGTCGTTTGACCACATGCCCGCAGATTGCGGATTGCCTTCACCGTCGTTTGGCGTGTCCCGGGTGTGCTTTACGTCAAACGCCCTTGGCCCCATGACTGCTTTTGTTTCTCTGTGTACGTACTCAGCACTAGCCGTACAGAACACGTAATTCTCAAAGTATGTACCAGCTTCACCGTTGCCGCGCGTCTTGCGGATCTCTTTCTGAATTGACACTAGGGACGGTTTGGAGCCAGTTATAACGCCATACTTTGCTTGTACAGCCTTTAGCGCAACGTCAAGGGCCATCCCATCAAGCTGAACGCTTGCCAAGCGTTTAAGTTCAACCTTAATGTCATCAAGTGTTTCGGCAGCATCAAGACCTTGTTTTACAACTTCGCCAGTCACCGTTTTGCGGGCGTCCTGCCCACCAGCCAACTCACGTACTGTCCCTATTGTTATTGGGTTTTCACGTGAACTTTTCCCGAAAGAATCCCATCTTGTGCGGTTCTTTTGCTGGTCGTATTTTTCAGGGGCGCGTTTGCTGAAATTATCAAACAGTTGCCAACCTTCCTCAGACCCTTGTGTTTCGTGGCGAACACCCATGCCGATCTTATACCACCGATCAGGGCAACCCGCAGCTGCATCAGGTATGAGATCCAAGTACGCCTTTATTTCTACAAGCGTCATTCCTTCGGGTTGTGATGCAACGGCTTGAGCAAGGTCGTCAAAATCACTATCGCCTGTTTCAGCGCCATCTAGCAAAATGGCGACTGCCTCAAGAGGCAACTCCGGCAAGTCTTCAACATCAGATAGGGTTTCTTCAATTCCGAATAGTGTTGCGTCCTTATAGCCTTCCCCGGTTGCAATATAACCGCGTCCGGCTGCCCTGGTGTCAAAACCAACAATCCCAAAAAGATCAGCGCCTTGCTTCATTCGGCTTTCGGGATCTACTTTAAAGGCGTAATGTTTTCCTCCACCCTTGGTTTCTTGTATTTCCGCTTCTTTCCAAGGCAATGAACATCCGAGAAACTTATCGACAGCAGCAGGAGTTACACCTTTATACAGATCAAGGTCGATCACATACGCCCCGGAGGGCACTACAACGCCGACCATTGGGGTCTTTGCTTCACCCTTGTATGTCTTCCAGTCTACGCCCTTGCCTACCGATGGCGACTTGTCAGAACGCAAGGGGAATATGGTTAATGTCATTCTTCCGCCCCTTTCATCATATCGACCGCTTTGAATTTTCCGTAGCTGATTACCTCTATTTCTATGGCTCGAAACGCCGGCACTCTTCCCGCCAAAATCCACTGGCTGACTGCCGGCGGTGATACGTTCAAAGCACGAGCAAGGCCAGCAGGCCCGCCGAAATACTCTAAGATTTTGTCCATCATTGTTTGACACCTCGTCTTGTTTGGTTTAAGTTAAGCAAACCTTAACACAGAAAAGCGAGAAACTAAAATGTCATTGGAAGCCAAAATTGAAACGCTAACCGCCGCAATTGTTGACCTGACGGACAGGCTAACAGCCATTGAATCCTCACCTGTTGATAGCGCAAAAACAGAAGAGGAAGCGCCAGCCACGCCAGAACAATCAATAACACGCGAAGAGATCCAGAGCATGTGCCTGGCAATCGTGCGAGACGACCGCAACAAAAAAACGGCCATCAAAAAAACGTTAAGCACGTTTGGCGCGACGCTTGTGAAAGACGTTCCGGCTGATAAGTTGGGTGATCTTAAAACCGCATTGGAGGCGCTATAATGTCTGCACATGCGAAATTGTCAGCCAGCGGAGCATCCCGTTGGCTGGCCTGCCCTGGTAGCGTAAGCGCAGAGAAGGGTATGTCAGACCGTAGCAGCCCAGCGGCCCATGAGGGAACATGCGCACATGAGCTTGCAGAAATCGTGCTGTTGAATGGAGGAACGTGTTTTGACTGGGTAGGCAAGACGCTTATCGAAAACAATGAATGGACAGTCGATCAGGAAATGGCAGAGCACGTACAGGAGTACGTCGATTATGTGTTGTCGTTTAAAGGCGAACACGCATACGAACAACGCGTAGATTTTAGCGACTGGGTACCAGAAGGGTTCGGAACTTCGGACGCAATTATAATTGACGGCGATACTTTGCACGCTATTGATTTGAAATTTGGCAAAGGGTTGCGGATCTTCGCAGAAGAGAACCCGCAAGCGATGCTATACGGCCTTGGGGCGTATAGTGATTATGGAATGATTTATGACATCAAGCGCGTTGTCGTTCACATTGTACAGCCCCGTCTTGACCACATTGATACTTGGGAAATCAGCCTTCCCGACCTTCTCAAGTGGGGGGAATGGGCAAGCCAGCGCGCTGAAATGTGCCTAGAACCAGACGCGGAACGTGTGCCGGGAAATGCACAGTGCTTATGGTGCAAAGCAAAGGCGACATGCCCGGCATTACAGCAGCACACGCAAAAAGTAATCATGTCAGACTTCGATGAAATTGATAGCCCGACACCGGCGCACCTAACAGATGATCAGCTAAAGGCAGCGCTGGATTCTAAAAAACTGATCGTGTCATGGCTGGATGCAGTTGAGCAGCACATTAAAGAGCGCGTAGAGAAGGGCGGCTTCCCAGGCTACAAGCTGGTGGCCGGTAGATCCTTACGCAACTGGGGAGACTCTGAGAAGGCCGCGCAAGCGCTTAAAGATTTGCTAGGCGAGGAAGCATACAAGAAAACGCTGGTAAGCCCTGCCCAAGCGGAAAAGGCGCTAGGCAAAAAAGACGCTGTAAAGATCAAAGACCTGATCGTTAAGCCAGAAGGTAAGCCGACTCTGGCACCAGAAACCGACAAGCGCCCTTCGATCACAATAACAGCAGACGATTTTGATTAATATCATTGCAATCTGAGACGAGTTAAGTCATTCTTAACTCGCTGAAAGGCAAAACCAAAACTTAAACTGCGAAAAGGTATTATATAATGTCTAAGATTAAAGCTAAAAACGTCCGTTTGTCATTCCCTTCTTTATTCCGCACAGCACAGTTTGGAGATGAAGATACCGGAAAATATGAAGCTACCTTTGTATTCGACAAGGTTGAACACGCCGAAATCATCAAGTCTATCCAGGCTCAGATTAACAAGCTGATGAAGGAAGAGTTAAAAACAAAGCTTGGTGATGACAAACTTTGCCTAAAGGACGGTGATGAAATTGGTCGCCCTGAGTTTGAAGGTAAGATGACACTCAAGGCCAGCACCAAAAAGCGCCCTGTTGTTATTGACCGCGACAAAGCGCCTTTGGCCGAAGCAGACAACAAGCCTTATGCTGGCTGTTACGTGAACGCCATTTTTAGCATTTGGCCGCAGAACAACAAATACGGCAAGCGTGTTAACGCCCAGCTTGACGGTGTGCAGTTCTACGCTGATGGGGAACCGTTCGGTGATGCTGGAATCAGCGCCGATGAGTTTGACGAATACGACGCGTTCGATCCTGTTGACGAGTTTTAAAATGGTATAATGTTTGGCCGCCTTAGGGCGGCTTTTCTATTTGTAAAAGGGCTACTCCCTATGCTGATTATAGACACAGAATGTTATAAAAATTACTTTCTTGCATCATTCCGCAATATGAAAACCCGCCAGGTCGCCAACGTCGAATTGTATGAAGGCAAACCCCTTAACACTAAACAGCTACGCGCCCTTATGGGCCAGTACACCACGATAAGTTTTAACGGCAACGGGTATGACTTACCTATGCTTGTTGCAGCTATAGAAGGCTATAACAATGAGCAGCTAAAATCTCTTTCAGATAAAATCATTACCAGCGGTGAACCAGTATGGCGAATAATCAGGGACGCTAATTTACACGCGCCAGCCAGTTGGGATCACATTGATATTATGCAGGTAGCGCCAGGCCAAAGCGGCTTGAAGATTTACGGCGGGCGGCTTCATGCAATAAAAATGCAAGACTTGCCAATAGCGCCAAGCCAACGGATAACCCCAGCAGATCGTGATTCCCTCCGAACGTATTGTGCTAATGACCTAGACACAACGGAATTGCTTTACAAAGCGCTTGAAAAACAGATAGACCTTCGCAAAACAATGTCTGACCAATACGGTATGGATCTTCGCAGCAAGTCAGATGCACAAATTGCAGAAACTGTAATCACTTCCGAGCTTCACAATTTGACAGGCAAGACATACAGGTCGCCAAAACTAGAAAAGGGCTATAGCTTCCGGTATCAAGACCCCGGCATAGTAATGTTCAAAAGCCACCAGTTAAACAGCGTATTTGAACGAATTTTAAACACGAATTTCACACTTGCCACAAGTGGCGCTGTAGCAATGCCTGAATGGCTTAAAGCAGAACGCATAGAGTTGGCAGGGGTACGGTATCAAATGGGCATTGGCGGCCTTCACAGCGTGGAGAAATCTCAGCATATTGAGAAAAATGACGACTATTTGCTTTTTGAGTTGGATGTTGCTGCATTTTACCCGAATATCATACTACAGCAGAAACTTGCCCCAAAATCTCTAGGCGAGCCATTCTTAAAAGTTTATGAGTCTATCGTAAACCGACGAATTGCTGCAAAAAGAAAGGGCGACAAGGTGGCCGACGCAACATTAAAGATTGCCATAAACGGCAGCTTTGGGAAGCTCGGAAGCAAGTACAGTGCCCTGTACTCACCAGACCTTTTGATACAAACAACAATCACAGGCCAGCTTGCTCTTTTGATGTTGATCGAAAGAATGGAAGCTGCTGGCATATCCGTAAAGAGCGCGAACACAGATGGTATTGTGATTCACTGCAACAAGTCAAAAGAGCGCGAAATGGAAACCATAGCGTTTGATTGGATGCTGGGAACAACCTATGAACTTGAGCGCACAGACTACCGTTCTATCTCAAGCGCCAATGTGAATAATTATTGCGCTGTGATGGTGAACGGGAAGACAAAGGGGAAGGGTATATTTGCCCCTGCCAGTTTGCAGAAAAACCCAGACGCCATCATCGTTTCAAAAGCTGTGTGTGATTTTTTGGCTACTGGTGCCGACATTGAGCAAACTATAAACCAGTGTAATGAAATGCGAGAGTTCGTAACCGTTCGGCAGGTGCGCGGCGGTGCCATGTATGAAGGTGTCGCGGTTGGCAAGGCGGTGAGGTTTTACCACTCAAAAGCGTTCGCTCTTGGTGCCGGACTAACCTACGCGACCAACGGCAACCGCGTCCCCAAGTCGGCGGGCTGTGTTCCCGTCATGGATCTCGCAGAAGCAGACCTGTCAGATATTGACCGCGACTATTATATAAAGGCGGCCAAAACACTATTAAAGGAAGTTGGCCATGTTGGAACGTGACGTAGAAAAAGCGCTATGCAAGCGCGTGAAAGAATTGGGCGGAACCTGTGAAAAGTTCACATCACCAGGCAGGCGCTCGGTGCCTGATCGTTTGGTCACATTACCGGGTGGTTGCATAATTTTTGTGGAGTTGAAAGCGCCAGGCAAACCAGCAACAGACCTACAACAACGTGATCATAACCGGCGGCGCACCCTTGGCTGTGATGTTCGCGTTATTGATACAGTAGAGGCCGCAAATGCTTTCACGTGATGATTTACACGACTACCAAAACAGGGCTATTGAATTTATAAAGTCAAAGAAACGCTGCGGTCTTTTTCTCGGGCTAGGTATGGGTAAGACAACCGCCAGCCTTACAGCGATGTCGGATGCTTTGGACAGTATGACCGTGGCCAAGGTTCTTGTGATTGCCCCCTTGCGTGTTGCCAATAGCGTATGGGCACAAGAAACAAAACAGTGGACGCACCTTTCTCATTTGCGCGTGTCGGTTTGCACTGGCAACGAGCGCACACGCATGGCAGCTCTACAGCGTGATGCAGACATTTATACAATAAACCGAGAAAACGCCCCCTGGCTTGTTAAATTGTATGGCAAAAAATGGCCTTTTGATGCGGTTATTGTTGACGAGTCCAGTAGCTTTAAAAGCCCATCTTCTCAAAGATTCAAGGCTTTAAAACGGGCGCTACCGTTTACTGATTACGTGGTGTTGTTAACGGGTACGCCATCGCCAAACGGCCTTTTGGATTTGTGGTCACAAATGTATCTTGTTGATTTCGGTGAGCGTCTCGGCAAAACGATGACCGGCTATAAACAGAGGTTTTTCGAGTCTGATTATATGGGCTACAAGTTTACGCCTCGCCAAGGTTCCTCAGAAGCCATACACCGCCTTTTGTCTGACAAGGTGTTGAGTATGTCGGCTGAAGATTACCTACAAGTACCAGACCGGATAGACCTTGTGGAGCGTGTCGAGCTGCCGCCAAAAGTCTTTGTACAATACCAGGAGTTTGAGAGAACGCTGCTTGCCGAGTTGGATGATGGGCAAGAAATTGAAGCAATTAGTGCGGCTGTTCTTGCCAATAAATTGTTGCAGTGGTCAAACGGGGCAACGTATACAGATAGCCTTGGCAACTGGTCAGAATTGCACAGCGTAAAGCTCGACGCATTGGCGGATCTTGTCGAACAAAATTCAAGTGAAAATATGCTGGTAGCCTACAACTACAAAACAGACCTTGAACGCTTGCAAGTAAGGTTCCCTGATGCCGTTGTTATGGATAAGCAACAGGAAACTATCGACCGTTGGAACCGGGGAGAAATTCAAATGATGTTGGCACACCCTGCCAGTGCTGGGCATGGGTTGAATTTGCAAAAAGGAGGGTCCATGTTGGTTTGGTTTGGCCTGAATTGGTCGCTAGAGCTTTATCAGCAGTTCAACGGCAGGCTACACCGCCAAGGGCAGACTAGGCCCGTTCGTGTTGTCCACATCGTTGCGTCTGGTTGCATGGATGAGCGGGTCATTGACGCGTTGAATAAAAAAGGAGAAACCCAAAACGCGCTACTTTTTGCGTTAAAACCAAAGTAAAAGTGTTTACAATAACGCACCGCTGGTTTATTGTTAACGCACGAATAACGAAAAGGAGAAGTGAGATGACCCTAGAAGAAAAGTATACCGAGATGATGGAGCGCTTCAAGAAAGACGCCTACACGGCTGTCGATGAGGCCATCAATACGATTCATTGCGACATGGCCCCGCACCTTGATAATGACACTGAATCCAATGTTTCCATTCAGGCCAGTGAAATAGTAACAGGTATTTTAAGTGGCAAATTTAATCGCGTAGATGATCAAACCATTCGTGCGTCTAGTTACAACGGTATCTCTGTGTTGATCACCATGACCACTAACGAATACGACAACATCCGAAAAAACTTGTTGTCAGCAATGCAAGATTGCCCGAAGGATCTGGAAATCCAGAGCCTGAAAGACCAACTTAAAAGAGCATGGGAGCGCTACTAAGATGCACGCAGATTTAAAGTGGTTAGCTGAAAACGTGAGTCAGTGGGGAGGAACCTGCGGGCATAAGCATATTTTTCTGAAAAATGGAAAAGCAGGTTATTACAGCAAAGCCAGCGGTATATACAAAACCTTCACCCGCGACCAATGGCAAGCCGCCCGCGATGAGATTTTTACCAAAATGGCAGCGCAACGTCAGCGCCCTAACATCAAGACTCAAGTCACAGCTTGGCACGCCGCCGAAGATGAGATCCTAGCATCTGAAATGGGCGACCCAGATAATCCCTTTACAACACCCGATGAAGAAGAGGCTTGGCGCGAAGTTGAAAAGAAAATTAACCCCGTTTGGCAAAGCCCGCACGACGCCGGCGGCGTGTGCGTCTTCCACGGTTGCCGGTATTCAGCACACGAGCAGTGCTATATGTGTGTACTTGCTGGCGAAGCGGCAAAAGAGGAGGCTAAGCAACCAGCCTACAACCCCGAAGACGTGGCGGGTGTGCATTCTGAGGCCAAGCAAGCCCGCTACCAGGACACAGCTGGCGAGGACTGGATAGACGAAGCGGCCCGCACATTCACCGCCGAAGAGTTCCGGGGAGCCATGCGGTTCACTATCGGCAAGTACAACCGGCGCATGGGCAAGAAGGACGATCTGATTAAGGAGATCGAGAAGATGCGAGACTACTGCCAGCGGTGGATTGATGTGGAGCAAGGGCGATGATAAATAATTGGCTTAAAGCTTTTACGCATAACTGCATAGTTCATCCTTTGATGATGTTTGTTCCTAGAGAGATCGGCGACAAGATGCATGACCGGAACGCTAATTGGGCTTTTTCTCTTAACAGGTATGATGAACTGGCTCTTGAGAGGAAAGCGGAAATGGACAAGCGAAAATGAGCGACCAAAAGAAGAAATTGTTCATCAGCTTTTCAGGCGGGCGCACGTCCGGCTTCATGACTTGGTGGCTGATTAAAAATTATGGCGATCAATTCGATATAAGAGTGGTTTTTGCCAACACCGGATCGGAGCGCGAGGAAACGCTGCAATTCGTGGATCAGTGCGATAAGCACTTTGGCTGGAGCGTTGTGTGGGTTGAAGCCGTTGTTCATCACGGCATTCGCAAGGGCAGCACTCACAAGGTTGTAAGCTTTGAAAGTGCAAGCCGCAAGGGTGAGCCGTTCGAAGAGGTCATCAAAGAGTACGGCATTCCAAATGCAGCCTACCCGCACTGCACTCGTGAGCTGAAAACAAACGCCATGACCAGTTACATAAAATCCATTGGCTGGAAAACGTGGACGACGGCAATCGGTATCAGGGCTGACGAAGCCGACCGAATCAACCCGAAGTTTCGAGAGTTAAATTTCTGGTATCCCTTGGTGGGCCTCGACACAACCAAACAAGACGTTAAGCGATGGTGGCTAAGCCAGC